GTGTCTGTTGCGCAGCCAATGCTGCAGCAACTGCTGCTGCTACGGCATCATTAAATGCCTGTTGCTTGGCTGCTTCTTCTGCTGCCTCGGCTGTTGCCTTGGCTACTGCTTCGGCTGCTAGTTGTTCTTCTAAAGCAATTTGTTCTAGTCGCATATCTGCCCAAGCATTTGCTGCTTCAATGCGTTCTTCCTCTGATAGTTCACGAGGAACATCATTTAAAGTTTGAGTCATTACAGGATTATCTGTAAGACATTGTGCTACTAATTCTTCTTTAGTCATTATGCCGCCTCGTATACTATATTTGCTACAATAGCATCAGTTGATACCCAGGTTTGTGGAACAGTAGAAGAAAAATTTGCCTCGGCGCTATATGTTCCAGCGGTATTTATGCCTCTAATTGTACAAACTCCTACGCTTGAATTTACTGTAAAACAGGCTCGCATTGTAGAACCAGTATCTTCTACGCTTGCGCTACCCATTGGTATTGGATAAGCCATTTTTGAATTTTTAGGTAAAGTAAAACTAAAATCACCGCTTACGGAAGATGTAGAACCTAATACAATTTTTATGTATGCATAAATAATTTTATCAACTTGTAAGTATCTAGCAGTTACTGTTGCATTACCAACAGTAAAACCATTATATGTTGGCACCCAATCTATCCAAGCGCCAGTTGAACCTGTTGTTGGAATTAATTTGGTACTCATTAGTAAACCTCGTAACCTGCAATATGGAAGTCAACTGTAGTTGTAGAGGCAGAACCAGTAATGGTTTCACCATTGTAGATAATCTGCTCTAGGTCAACAAACTGTGTAGAGTTAGCAGCAACTGATATACCACCTAGTAAAGGAAATGTGGCTAAGTTTATAGTTGCAGTAACAGCAGATGCAGAGTCGTTAGCAATAGCAATGTTAGTTACGGCTACGGCTACACCTGTTGGGGATGTGTATAGGGTTGTGCTAGAGGTTGCTGCTGCACCTCTGAATAGGGTTATTGATGTATCAGCCATTATTTATATTCCTTTCGTGACCAGAATTGTCGTTTGTAAGAATTAAAGAACAAGGTCTTTAACTTTCTAGTTATCTTTTCTTGCTCTTGTCGCTCTTTATCAGAGCCTATCTTGTGTTCCCAAGACTCTCGCTTAAATGGTATTACCTGAGCCATTGGAGTTCCTGCTGGGATTATACCTTCCCATTTAGTATCTTTTAATACAAACGGAAAATTAACTGGGGCTTTATATTGGTCAGTATCTACTATGCCATCAAGGATAGTAAAGACAGATTCCCTATGCATTGGTTGTGTAAATAAAACTGAGTATCCAGGTGGGGTAGTAATCGCATAAGGATTATTCCACTTAGGATATGGTGCTTCATTTCTTGTTGGATGTAATGGGGCTTGTTCTATTGGGTGAAAAGAAATAGCACCTTGGTCTGACCAAGTATAGTATGGTAAATCATCAGCCTGTGATACTTGTATATCTACTTGAGTATAAAGAATATACCCAGCAGTTATAGCATCAAATACAGGTATACATTTCTTAACTGTATGTGATGTACTTCCAGGATTAGTAACTTTTTTACCTTGCTCACCAATATATTCTGGTGTATTTCTATACCAATCTGGTACTTCTTTTACTGCTGGCTTGGGCGGAAAAAAATCCAACCCAAGCACATTAGTAAATGTTATTTCTTTCATATTGTCCCCTTAGTTTGTTATAGTGTGTAAAGTATTACTTGACCACTAGCGCCAACGCCACCCGCTCCACCTGCTCGGGAACTTCCGCCACCGCCACCACCGCCACCGCCAGAACCTGCACCAGTGCCTGCACCGCCAGCATTGCCAGTAGTAGTATTACTTACATTACCACCAGCACCGCCTCCGCCTCCGCCAGCAGCGCCATTACGGTCAGTATTACCATTAATTGCTCCACCACCGCCTCCGCCAGAACCATAAGCAGTATTAGATGGTAAAATTCCCATAGAAGTTAATCCATCTCCAGTAAGGTTATTATTATTAGATTGCGCTGAACCAGCAACTGGCTCCCCGTCAAAACTAACACCGCCACCACCTGAAGGACCAGATTTTGTTAATGCTCCAGCAACATTGGAAGATGCACTTCCACCAGCGCCTCCTGCGGCTTCATCATTAGAATATGCCTGACCTGCGCCTCCGCCAGAACCTGCATTAGAAGTAGCAATATCAGTTCCACCATAAGTAATTTTAGATAAATTACCAGCAGAACCACCATTTCCTAAGGTGTTTCCCATTGTGCCAGTATTACCACCATTTCCAGCAGCACCACCAGTACCAACAGCAACAGTTACAGTTTGTCCAGCAGTTACAGTAAAGTCTTTAAATGCTGAAATTGCACCAGCACCACCACCACCACCACCTTGACCTTTACTACTATTATTATTTACGAAACCAGAAGCACCACCACCACCGCCTGCTCCGCCAATTACATAAGCAGCAAGTTTAGTAATCCCTGATGGAATTGTGTAAGTTCCATTTGTATTAAAAGTTTGAGCAAGTTGATATACAAGAGGTATACTAAAATTACCTACAGATATAGAACCGCTTGCTCCGTTATAGTTTTGTGCCACCATATTTGCAGTATAATTTGCACCACCAGAAAAAGTAGTAACAGTAGTTGGAGATGTTGTTAATGTTGCAGTAACTGTTGCAGCAGTAGTAGATGTAGCAGTAACTACATAAGAACTTGCTGCAGGACCAAGTGTGCTTGGTGTAAAAGTAAAAGTCACAGATGCTGTTTCTGCTGCTGTAGCAGCACTTGATGTGCTTGGCGGAGTTACTCTTGCATAGTTTCTCTTACCGCCTCTGATATTTCCTGTTGCCATTATGCAATCTCGCTTCCGAATAGATTAAATGCCATTGTTGCTGTACTTGCTAAAACAGTTACAACATCAGTAGCATCAAGTGTTATTCCTATAGTTAAAGTATCTGTACTCTGTGGAGCCACGCTTGAGTCATATACAATATAATGTTTGTTTTCTAATGCTGCTCCATTTGGTCTAACCGCTAGTCTATATGTAGCAGGGGCAGGACCTAGGTTGGCAATCGTAATAGTTGATATTACAGTTTCCGTAGCCGAAGGCACGGTATATGCCGTTGTTGCTGTTGTTGCTGCTGGGTTTACCTGACCCAGGACTTTATATGTTGCAGCCAAGTTAGGCTCCCATCAGTAGTAGTGGATTAAATGTTTCACCCGCTGCGACTCCTGTGGAGGCAGAGGTGATTCTACCGTAAGCATCTACGGTAATAGTAGAGAGGGTGTAAGTAGCAGGAGTTACTGCTGTAGTTACTAAATCTACGGTTGGTACCGAGGTGGTACCACCAATAGATATTCTAGTTGTGCTACCTGAAGTAATAGAGGTTACTGGGGTAGTTCCATTTGATGCTGCAGTTAAACGACCTTGAGCATCAACAGTTAAACTTGTGTAAGTATATGAAGCAGGAGTTACTGCAGTATTAGCAAGGTCTAAGGTTACAGTTCCAGAAGAACCACCACCTGATAAACCAGTACCAGCAGTTACGCCAGTAATGTCACCTGGATTAGGTGCAGCCCAAGCAAGTCCTGTAGTTGTTGCAGATGATACAGATAGTACATAACCATCAGTTGCTGCAACTGTAAGAGCCACAGGGGTAGATGCTGTGCTTGCTGAGATGATAGAACCCTTAGCAGTAAGGATTGTCTTATCAATAAAGTTAGTTGTATCAGGGGCTACTAAATCCCATGCTGCACCATCATAAACTTTCATTGCTCCAACTACAGAGTTAAAGTAAAGAGCACCAGTTATTAAAGCCCCACCATCATTATCTAGTGTTGGGTCAGATGACTTACTACCTAAGTATCTATCATCAAAACTATCATAACTTGCAGCAGCAGATGTAGCAGAAGCAGCAGCGCTAGTAGCGCTAGTTGCTGCAGCAGTTTCTGAGGCAGCCGCTGAGGTGGCTGATGTTGCTGCACTTGTTGCAGAGGTAGCAGCACTTGTTGCATAAGTTCCAATAGTGGCTACGGAAGCGGCAGCAGCAGTTGCACTATTTGCAGCAGAGGTTGCACTAGTTGCTGCTGCTGTTGCTGAAGAGGCTGCTGAGGTAGCAGATGTTGTAGCAGCGGTGGCAGAAGAGGCAGCCGAAGTAGCAGATGTGGCTGCAGCAGTAGCGCTAGAGGCTGCTGCTGTCTGACTTGTAAGTGCTGATGAAGCAGAAGTCGCTGCACTAGTAGCAGAGGTTGCTGCTGAAGTTGCACTTGTAGCAGCGGAAGTTGCTGAAGTTGCTGCTGCAGTAGCAGAGCCTAAAATTGTATCAACATAAATTTTAGTAGTAGCATCTTGGTTTGATGTTGGGTCGCCCATACCTGTAATTTTGCTAGTACCCATTGCAATGGCACCAGACATAGTGCCACCAGAAAGGGCTAACACATTTGCAACAAGGGCTACAGTTCCAGCCTGATTAGGTAAAGTAATTGTTCTATCTGCTGTTGGTTCTTCTACAGTTAAAGTAGTTTCATGTGCATCAGCAGTAGCACCCTCAAAAACAATACTTGCATCAACACCAGCACCAGTAATGGTTGGGTTGGTAATTGTAGGAGAGGTTAAAGTTTTACGAGTAAGAGTTTGTAAAGCATCTGTGCCTACTATGCTACCGTCAGCGGCTACTAAACCATGCACATGCGTTTGGGATGCTAATGCAAGTATTGCAGAATCTGCATCATAACCACGGGCAGCAATATGGGTTTGTTCCTCACGGAAATCCCTACCAGATACACCGTGTCTTACGACAGCACCAGCAGAGTGGGCTACACCTTGTGTGCTATCTTCACCACGAGTAACAGTAAGTGTTGTACTGCTTGCAGCAGTAACCGTTACAACCTCTTCTTTGGAGGTATCTGGGTCAACTATTAATGTAAAAGGAACTGATGGAAAACCGCTATTAGAAGCGACAATAAATGCTGTATTTGATTGTCCTTGTGCTTGTGAACCTATTGATGATACGAGCGAAGTTTCTACTGCGGTTGAGGAGAAATTCCGCTTGACTGAGCCTGGGTCGCCTGCTGCCATTATTTTACCTTATCTTTGGTAGTGGGAACGGATTGGGTATTGACGGCGTTGGTTATCCGCCACTTCATTAAGTCTTTGTTGATAAATATTAAATAAAAATCTGGAAGCATTTTGACCAGAGCCTGAAGGTCTAATGCCATCTAGTACATCTGCTGAGGCAGATTGAGAACCAAGTCGTGATGGGTCTAGGAAAGAAATCATACGGAAGGCTGCGCCATAAATAACCACATCTTCTGAATATGAAGGTAAGCCTGTGATAGTTGCATAATCATCACTGTTACTACTTAGTAATGTTGGTCGCTTAGAGTAAGCAATTTGTACTGTTTGTCCAGGAACTACCTCTGAATATATGGATACGCTTTTACCATTAGCAAAAGCAGTAGTATCTGCAGTTCGGTCTAGTTGCCAAGCACGAACTGGAAACCACTCTTTAGATGGACCAATTATTGAATAAGTAGCACTTAAAATATTTTCTACTGCAGCAGGAATTGAATAAGAATACTGTGCTGCTACATAGGTAAAATCATAAGAAGCAACAGCAAACACCATTGGATACATAGCATTGATAGTGTCATTAATTGCATTTTTAATTTCTTGTCTTGGAAACAATGGGCTTACAGTAACCTTAGCATTAGTGCTATGTTCTGCAACGGTAGTACCACGCTGCGCTCTACCCCACGGGGCAAGGGTTAAAGTATTAGCAATATTGTCTGTATTATTAACAAATACAATTTCATCATCAATTTCAATATAACCACGCCCAACTACTGTAGCATCATAAACAGTTAAAGTAGTTGATGTTGTTGTAGCGCTGGTGGTTAGCCATGAGGTTGGCTCGGTGTTTTCCGTATAGCCATGAAGTAACGCTTCTACACGGTCTGTTAGTTGCTTAAAGTTACTCATATATTAATACTCCTTAAAGCAACTACCGCTGATAAATTGGTGGTACTAGCAAGTTCATTACATATAGCATTTAAACCTTTATAGTTATTAGGTTGGCGGTTAGCATCTGCCTTCTTATTAAGGGCAGCAATAATGCCTAAACCAGATGTACTGGCGTAGGCATTTGCAGCACCTTGTGCATCTTTGTAAATGGTTAGGGCAGGGTAAGTACCACCATTGGCTAAACGATTAAGTTCACTAGTAAATGTACTACCTGCAGTTCCTGTTGCCATTACTTACCTTTCTTTTTAACCTTGCGTGCTACAGCAGCGTTGTCCACAAGGTTGGGATACTTCCGACCCGCAGCCTTTGCACGAGCCTTGGCAGCAGCCTTCTGTGCAGAAGTCAGTTTTGTAGATGTCTTGTTTGGATTCTTCTTGTCCCAAAATGCTTTACCTTTCACCATTTCACCTTATCCGCCCAATATGCTGCACTCATTTTCCCTTTGGAAATGTTTTTAGCATGTCGTGCTTTAAACGATTTTTGTCGTGCAGTTGGTTTTTTATCACCACTTACACCCTGTTGTCCGAAACGAATTGTTTTTACTTGAGAGCCAGACTTGGCTACTACTACATGTGATTTACTTGGGTGACTTGGCGTACGCTTTGGTTTATTAAAACCTGATACGCCAGCCCTTGCAAGTCTTGAATCTTTTGCCACTATTTCTTTTTGCCCATTTTCTTCATAGCCATTTTTTTCATAGCCATTTTCTTACCTGACTTCTTGGCATCTTTCTTAGCCATAGCCATACCTTTTTTAGAGTAAGAGTATTCTTTTCCGTTTACCATTGGCATGTGTTATTCATCCTCTTCTTCGTAGATGTCCTCATCGGTTATAGTGGGTGAGGGCAGTCCCCACATCGGCTCAGGGATAATTGGACTACTCATCGCCATCCCCTTCATCAAACATGCGCCGAATCTCATCTTCAGTTGGTTTGTACTCTACCCATGGTGGGTATGATGCTTTGTCCATAACAAACGCCATTGCTATATCGGACTTAAAACCAGATTTTAATAATGATTGATAGTATTCATTGAGCCATATACAGTACATTTCTAGTTCTGTATG